CGGTGAGGGGAGCATCTGTGGGGAAACGAAGATCGATATCCTCGAATTTAGCCCAAATGGTGAAACTGGCAGTAGAAGCAGCTTGAGAAACAAGAGGGGACAAAACAGAAACGACAACATTGCCAAAAGAGCCCTGACCAGTGGGCAAATTGAAGAAGAGATATGGGGAGATGTAAGGGGTACAAAACTCCATAGAAGTGGTGTTAGCTAAGTTCATTACAACATGGGCACAACCAGAAGCGGCAATAGTGTCGGTGGCGGATGTGGTCGAGTACCACTGGGTGTGGGAATTCATATATTCAGAATAAGGGACGTAGTGCATCATCAGAGCGCCAGCCTGAAAGGGTTGAGAGTTGACCTCAATGCGCACGCGAACACGCGCCTTGAGACCAACAAATCCCTCAAGCTTGTTAATATTTTGAGTGACAGCGTAAGATCCGGAATTGAAGAGTTGTCTAGGGAAAGTCATGTTGGCGAGGACAGTGCCACGAGCACCGGCCCCCCAAGTACCCTGATATATGATGGCATAACGAGAAAGAAAGTCAGTTATAGAGTGAGTTTGTTTCTCGCCAATATCATCATACATGAGGGAGGGGAGGTCGGCCATCTTGGCACAGTAATTATCGACAGCTTTGGTGCCATCGTCGCGCAGGGTAATCGTATCAGTTACATTTGGGTCGGTATTTAGCAGAATATCGGGGTTGGAATTAAAATTTTGATCAGTAAGTGAGTGTCTTAGACGCTAGGCCACTTAACCATAGCGCCGCATTGGTGGTTCCTTGGATGATGGAGGAGTGCTCCGCGTGATCCTAGGAGGTAAGGATAAATATCCACACGCCGTCCCTTAATAGCAGTACTAAACATTTTATTTACACCAATAATTTGTATATGTTAGGCAAGATCACATCGAGGGGGTAGGCTATTTTGATCCAGAGATTATTTGATGATGGTAATGGAAAAGTCCCTCATCTCTGAATCCAGTGACACCAGCCTTGTGAGCGGCATCGACAATTTGGGGGACATACTCATCATACACGGCCTTTCCGTGCATCGCGATCTCCTTGATGACTTCGGAGACCACATCACTTTCTTCGGGGTTAGAATCGAAAGGTCTTTTTCTCGTCCAATTGAGCATTTCCAACCGGGTTGATAGTTCGGCAGGACACAAAAACACACTAGTGTCACCAAACAAGCTATCAACTCGCTTGAATCCTCTCTTCAAGAACGAAATTTCGGACAGGGATTTATTGTTCACAATTACACTACTCTTGTCTGCAGCAGTGTACTCCATACCAAAAGTCTTCATCACACTTACGAGAGATTCCATATTAAACCAAGAGATGATTTTCGGTTTAATAGACAGCAC